CACCTGAGAATGCTCCTTATGCAGAATTAAATGCGTGGGGTATTCCACTGACTAATGATAATACTTTTGACATCGTTATTACTAATGGTGCTGCAAAAGAAGTTACTGGTATTTTGGTTCTGCGTAAAGTTGCTGGCTGGTCTACTAAAGTTGAGCATGCTACTTTCGGTGCTTACGATAACCCAGCTGCTGTAGGAAGTTAATCATGAGACTAATTAGAGAAGTTTTAGATACCACAAACCTTATTGTTGAGTCCAAACTCGGCAAAGGAAAAGAATATTTTATTGAAGGAATTTTTCTTCAATCTGAACTGAAAAATCGTAATGGTCGTATGTATCCAGAATCAGTTATGGATAATGAAGTAGGTCGTTACATTAAAGAATCTGTCGAAAAGAATCGTGCTTATGGCGAACTTGGTCATCCAGATACCCCTTCCATTAATTTGGATCGTGTATCCCACATGATTGTTAGTTTGCGCAAAGAAGGTACTAACTACATCGGCAAAGCAAAGATTCTAGAAACCCCAATGGGTCAAATTGCACGAGGTCTTTTAGATGGTGGTGCAAACCTTGGAGTGTCTAGCAGAGCACTTGGATCCCTTCAAACAAATAATGAAGGTGTTCAAATTGTTCAAGACGATTTTATGCTGTCCACTGCAGCTGACATCGTTGCCGATCCGTCTGCTCCAGATGCGTTCGTAAGAGGTATTATGGAGTCAAAAGAGTGGGTCTTTGTTGATGGAAAGTTTGTGGAACAACATATTGAAGAAGCACAGCGTTCTATTCGCAGAGCTTCTTCAAAAAATCTAGAGGAAGCAAAGATTATTGCTTTCCAAAAGTTTCTGAGTAAAATCAGATAAATTATAAATAATTTAATAGAACTATCCAGTTACAGGAGAAAACGATGTCAATCGAACAAAAAATCGCAGAAATTTTGGCTGAGTCTAAGAAATTAGACGAGTTCAAAGTCGCAGGCAAAGAAGGTGGTACAGAATCAGGTAAAGACGGAGCACAGGCTGGTGATCAGTCTCCAATCCGTGATGCATCTAACAATGTACCAACTAGCAACCCAGCACAAAATGCAGACAATGATCGTAATGATGTAAAAGATCAAAACGATGCAGAGAATGCAACTGCTAAGAAATCTAACCCTGCTACTGCTAAAGCAGTTGCTGGCGACCAAGCAGTCATTCGCACAGGCACTAGCGTTAAAGAAGATGTTGACGCATTGTTGAATGGCGAGGAACTATCTGAAGAGTTCCGTGCTAAAGCAGAAACTATTTTCGAAGCAGCTGTTATGACTCGTGTTAAGTCAGAAGTTGCTCGTATTGAAGAAGAATTCGAAGCAAAACTCCAAGAGAGCGTTGCACAGAATGTAGAGGGAATTGTTGAGCAAGTTGATGGATACCTCGGTTATATTGCCGAGCAGTGGATGACACAGAATGAAATTGCCCTAGAGCGTGGTATGAAATCCGATATTCTTGAAGGTTTCATTGGCGGTTTGAAGAATTTATTTGAAGAGCACTATATCGATATTCCTGAAGAGAAATTCGATGTGCTTGGCGAAATGGAATCTAAGATCGATGAATTGGAAGCAAAACTTAACGAACAAGTTGCAGCTAATATTGAACTAAGCAAGACTCTTGCTGAAAGCAATCGTGCTGAAATCGTTAAGACTGTAAGCGAAGGCTTGACAGATACAGAAACTGAAAAGTTTATGTCTCTTGTTGAAGAACTCTCTTATGAAGACCAAGCAAGTTTTGAAACAAAAGTAAAGACTATCCGTGAAAATTATTTCACAACTAAAGCAGCTACAGTTCAATCTGTAGTTACTGATGCTCCAGTAGAAGCGTTGACAGAAGAGAAAAAGGTAACACTTGATCCTGCTATGTCTGCTTATGCTGCACAGCTCAACAAATTAAACAAATAAGGAAATCCAAAATGACTACTCGTCAAGATTTAGTAAAAAAATGGGCTCCGATTCTTGAGCACGAAAGTGCTCCAAAGATTCGTGACAACTATCGTAAAGAAGTAACTGCGGTTCTTCTAGAAAACCAAGAGCGTGAAATGGCTAAGCAACGTGAAGCGTTGTTCGAAGCTGCTCCAGCTAACGCTGTTGGCTCTTATGGCGACACTGGCGGTTTCGCTAAGTTTGATCCAGTAATGATCAGCTTGGTTCGTCGTGCAATGCCACAAATGATCGCTTATGATGTTTGCGGTGTACAACCAATGACTCAACCAACTGGCTTGATCTTCGCAATGAAGTCACGCTACTCTACTCAAGGTGGTACTGAGGCTCTATTCAACGAAGCTGATACAGACTTCGCTGGTACAGGCACTCACTCTGGTGCATATGACTTCGGTGGTTCTGAAACTACTGGTACTGGTCTAGCAACATCTGATGGCGAGCGTTTAGGTCAAGGTGGTGTTGGTGATGGTTCTTTCGGTGCTATGGCTTTCTCTATCGAAAAGACTTCTGTAACTGCAAAGACTCGTGCTTTGAAGGCAGAATACTCTATCGAATTAGCACAAGACATGAAGTCTGTTCATGGTCTTGACGCTGAAGGCGAATTAAGCAACATTCTCTCTACTGAGATCCTTGCTGAAATCAACCGTGAAGTTATCCGTACTATCTACCAAACTGCTAAGCCAGGTGCTCAAGTTGGTGTAACTACTGCTGGTACATTCGACTTAGACACTGACTCTAATGGTCGTTGGTCTGTTGAGAAGTTCAAAGGTCTAATGTTCCAAATCGAACGTGAAGCCAATGCTATCGGTCAACAAACTCGTCGTGGTCGTGGTAACGTGATCATCACTTCAGCTGATGTGGCTTCTGCCCTAGCAATGGCTGGTGTGTTGGATTATTCTTCTGGCTTGTCTGGTAAGAATGACCTAACTGTTGATGATACTTCAACTACTTTCGCTGGTGTATTGAATGGTAAGTACAAAGTTTATGTTGACCCATACACAAGCAATGTGTCAGCTACTCAGTTCTTCGTTGTTGGCTACAAAGGCGCATCTGCTTTTGACGCTGGCTTGTTCTATTGCCCATATGTTCCATTACAAATGGTTCGTGCAGTTGATCCTAACAGCTTCCAGCCAAAAATTGGCTTCAAGACTCGTTACGGTCTAGTTGCTAACCCATTCGTTAACTTGGATGACGGCACTGCTGGTCAAGACAACTTGACTGCTGATGTGAACTACTACTACCGTCGTGTTAAGGTTACTAACCTAATGTAATCGGTTAGTCGGTTTTTAAGAAGCCGACGAAGAAGCGGTACTTTAAGGGAGGTCTTTCGAGATCTCCCTTTTTTATTTGGATAAATAATAACATGGCTACTACTATTTCCTGTCCGATCCCAGATAACATTACTCCATTATCACCTAATGGATTCATGTTCAACATTACCAAATTACCTAATCTGTCATTCTTTTGTCAGTCGGTGAATATTCCAGGTATCACTCTTGGTGCTCCTGAGTTTGGTAACCCATTTAATGTACAACCAATTCCAGGTGAAACATTAACCTATGATCAACTGACTGTTCAGTTCCTAGTTGATTCTGATATGGCAAACTACAAAGCAATCTATAACTGGATTATCGCTTTAGGTTTCCCGCAATCTTATGAACAGTATATCACTTATACTGCAGGCGATACATTGAATTATTCTGAGTTAGCAAAGAACTACTCTGATGGGACTTTGCAAATTCTCGGTGGTAATAATCAAACAGCACAGTTAGTGCAATTTACAGATATGTTTCCAATTACGATTGATTCATTGATGTTTGCATCTACAAATACAGATGTGCAATACCTAGTGGGGAATGCAACATTCCGCTACGGATACTATAAATTCTTGTAAGACAAACTTGATTTTTTTGTAATACTGCGGTATAATGGCAGTATATAAATGTGAGGATATTATGAATATTGAACAATTGCAAGAACAGTGGGATAAAGACTGTGAGATCGATGATAACTATCTCGGTGAAACAACCACAGCAACTCCTAAGTTACATGCCAAGTATTTAAAAATGCTTGTCAACATTAAACTTAAACACACCAAATACCAATCAGACTACAACATGCTTCGGAAAAATAAATTCCGATTGTATCGTGGCGAACTCTCACGTGATGAATTAACAGATCTTGGTTGGGAACAATGGCAAGGTGTTAAGCCATTAAAGAATGAGATGGATGAATTCCTCTCAGGTGACACCGAACTAAATACATTAAGAGTCAAGATTGATTATCTTGAGACAATGATTTATTTTCTTGAATCCGTTCTTGGGCAAATCAAAGCCAGAGACTGGCAGATTAAAACTGCAGTAGAATGGAAGAAATTCTTAGCTGGTATGTAATGATAAAAATTGAGAAGTTAGACGAAGTTTATGTTAGAGTTTTTAGCGATGGTTCTATTGAACAAGAACTCGCTGACTTCTTTACGTATGAATATCCTGGAGCAAGATTCACTCCACAATTCAGAGCAAGACTCTGGGATGGAAAGGTTCGTCTATACGATCAAGTTAGAAAAACTCTTTATGTTGGTCTAGTATCATATGTTGAAGAGTTTGCCACTCGCAATGGGTATGGCATTGAATATGTAACTCCTGTATTTCATCAAAACAATATCACGCATGAGATTGTAGAAGACTATGCTAAGTCACTCGATCCTCATGGTCGTGGTAAACCAATCGAAATCCGAGACTATCAAGTTGAAGCAGTGAAGACTGCTCTCGATAAAGAGCGGACACTCCTATTATCTCCCACTGCATCAGGAAAGTCATTTATAATTTATACCACTATGCGTTGGCATATTGCACACGATCGTAAATGTATTCTTATTGTTCCAACTACATCTCTTGTTGAACAAATGTATACTGACTTTGAAGACTATTCATCTGCAAATGGTTTTAATGTACAAGGTTCTTGCCAAAAATTATATGCAGGGTTTACTAAAGAGTTTACCAAAGATGTTTTGATTACAACTTGGCAATCAGTATACCTACAACCTAAATCTTGGTTTGCACAGTTTGATGTAATCTTCGGAGATGAAGCGCATCAGTTCAAAGCAAAATCTCTAACAACAGTTATGGAAAAAATGGACAAGATTCGTTATCGTGTTGGAACTACAGGCACACTTGATAATAAAAAGGTTCATCGTTTAGTTCTTGAAGGTATGTTTGGTCCAGTTCATAAAGTTACTACAACCAAAGCACTCATGGACTCAGGCAGACTTACTAGCCTAAATATAATGTGTGTGATGTTGAAATACAACGAAGAAATTCGCAAAGCACAAAAGAATAAAACTTATCAAGAAGAGATGGACTTTCTTGTAAGTAATGAGAAACGAAATAAATTTATTCGTAACCTTGCAGTAAAATGCGATGGTAATACCTTAGTACTTTTCCAGTATGTTGAAAAGCATGGTAAAATTTTATATGAGTTAATAAAAGACAAAGTACACGAGGATCGTAAAGTGTTCTTTGTTTACGGAGGAACTGATACAACAGATCGTGAAGCAATTCGTCACATTACAGAGGGTGAGAGCGATGCTATCATTATTGCTAGTTTTGGTACATTCTCCACAGGCATCAACATACCGTCTCTCGAGAATGTCATTTTTGCATCACCATCAAAGAGCAAGATCCGTAACTTGCAAAGTATTGGTCGTGGATTGAGATTGAAAGATGGCAAGACAAAATGTAATCTATTTGACCTTGCCGATGATTTACATTGGAAATCTTGGAAAAACCATACTCTAAATCATGCAGCAGAAAGATATAAAACTTATGCTGAAGAAGAATTTAAAGTTAAAATTGTAGAGGTGGATCTATGTTAGACGACAACGAATTCTATGTTGTAATGAAACTCACATCAGGCGAGCAAGTAATGGCTGTGCTTAAAGAAGAGGATGACGAACATGTGTTGCTTGAATCGCCAATGTGCATTAGAACAATTCCCATCTTAGAGGCAAGTCGTGAACATGTAACGGCTCACCCTCTATGTCAATTTTCAGATGATAGAACTTTTGTAATCGCAAAGCGAGACATTATGTTCGTTAAGAAATTGCATCATCTATTCATCCCTTCATATCAACGCATCGTTGCAGAGCATGAAAAACTTTCTTTCGTTACAAAAGATGAGAAAGAAGAATTGCTCTGGGAAGATGATATAGATTTAGAAGAAGCAAAGAGAAGAATCTTAATGCTTGAGGAGTTAGCAAAAACTCCAAAAGACGAGAGAGAAGAAGAAAGATTTAGAGTCTTTATCGAAGGAAACGATACAATCAACTAGAGGTAACGATCAACCCTAACATAGTGATTATGCCTCAAGTCAATTAAAAAAGCAAATTTATTTTATATGCAATTTTGCA